TATACCAATATCAAAATTTTTGAAGGTGCTTAATCTCATTAGGTTATCGCCTTTTTGCTCATAACCATTATCGCCTCTAGCGCCATACACAGTTCCATGATATAGGGCAATATATTTTACGCCTGGTTCTTTTTTGTCCAAGAATAATATCTCATCATCCTTAATTGAGAAGATGCCATATTCAGTATGTTTATCTATTTTGTAAAATCCTGAATCAGGATAAAAATAAACAGCCTTCTTGTTATATTCAACAGAATCTTTATTGTTTTTATCCACAATAAAAGCATCTTGTTGATTGGTGTTGATCATTGATATAATTTCGAATATAGGACTGATAGAATCGCCTTGTTCTAACTGTTGAAGGTTTATATCATGGTTGCCTAGAATAACATCTGTAGGGGCTATTCTAGAGAGTTTAATAAGAAATTCTGAGGCTAATATAAGTGAGCCTGGAGAAATGTTTATTTTGTGGTGATTTAAGTCTCCTGCCACAACAATTCTATCTGGCTTATTTTTTATAAGGTCAGCATATAATCTGTCGAAAACTATTCTATATTCTTGGTGTCTTGATCCGAAACGTATTTGTACGTCTGCAATGTGTGCTATCTTCATATTAACTTCTTAAAATTATTCTTTATATCTTCTTCTCATCTCCCATAACCATTCCAATGTCACCATTGTGATATCGTTTAAATCTTCATTGTCCACTATATCACTATGTTTACCGCCCCTTGGCATATCATATAACAATCTAGCTATTTTATCTAAGTAATAAACTTGATCTTCTATTGCTTCTCCTTCTGAAAATGGTCTTCCAAGAAAACCAATCGGATAAGCTTCAAATAATTTATGGGTTTCACTTTTGTCTATTTGATTTCTTAATCGTGTATTGCGTTTTTTGCCTTTCTCTTTATGCGTACCTTTAAGTCCTTCAAGAAAGTCTAATTCATTCCATTTTTTTTTGATATATTCTTTTTGTTTAGAGTCTGGCATGTGTTATTCATTTAATAATTTTGTAATTTGGAAACTTGTATCAATTTTTGTTGCTGTTTTTAATAAATCAGCCACAGCTTCTTTACCATTATCACTATCTTCATAAGTTTTTGAAATATCTTTTTTGCCTTTCAAATCTACAAAATATACATCTAATCCCAAAGAGTTTAATTGATTGTATATATTTAAACTATCAGCAAAAGCATCACTATCCAAACATAAGATAACTTTACAATTGTTATCCAATAATCTTTTCAACAACAATGGTGATACTCCTTTTCCTAATAATGGAATTGAATTTGGTATCCTCAAAGAATCAAAAACTCCTTCCACCAAATATACAGGCAAATCCCAATTAATATAAAATTCATTGAAAATAATATCTTCAACATTAGGCGAATCTGGCTTATAATAAGGCAGTTTAGGATTCAGCATATACGATCTAGCTTCAAAGTAATTTATTTTACCTGCAGCATTTAATGAAGGTAAAATAATTCTATATTTTCTTGGACCCGTTTCTGTATATCCTATTTGAAATCTATCTATTTGTTGAGGGGATATTTTTCTAGTTTTAGTCGCATATTCATAAGCCATGTTATATAACTTAGAATTCCTCTCTTGATTAAGATGCATGTAGCCTTCTGGTAAATCACAAGTAATTAAATCATAATTTATCTCAGGTTTTTTGAATACATTGAAATTGCTTGTTTTGTATTCAGGCAATACAAGTTTTAATCTTGCTAAATCACTTGAAGAGCCGTGATCATAAACTAGCCTATAAACAAATCCGCTATATTTACATTTCCAACATTTAAATACGTGGTCACTAGATTTGTAGGCGAGGTTAAATTTATCGTGGTCGTGTTTACATTTAGGACTAGGACAATTAAACTCCCATTGATTTTTTGCTTCAGAATTTTTAGAATTTTTTGGAGAACCCAATATGCCTTCTAAAACATTGATTATTAACAAATTATCACCCTGACTAGTCATAGTGCAAATATAATCAAAAAAAAGTGAAGAATGAAATTTTAATTAACCTTGTGTTGATAATTGTTTATCAATCATTATTAAATGGCAAGCTCCAATAACATATGCATCTGACATGTCATAGTTTTCATCCATTAATTTTCTAGTTCTTGTGCTATATCTCCAATTTATTTGAGGTTCTAACTTCATTACTTTTTTCCAAATTTCATGCTTAATAGAAACTTCTCCTTTGGTTCCTTCTTCAGAAACTTCTTCAGAATCTAATGCTTCTGCCGCTTCTTTTTTGGATTGTTTTGGAAATACTGTTGATCTTGCGCTGTTTACATTGTAATAAACAGGCTCAATTCCAAAAGTCATATATAAATAAGCGCTAACAAGGCCGTTGAAATAATTTAATATCGCAATAGTTTCGGCTGATGAAAATTTGCCTTTGAATTTTTTTAGAGGCTCTTCTATCGCAATCATTTCAATCGGCATTTCTGTTATTTTTTCTCTCTTAAATTCTTCTATAAAAATTTGTAATCTTTCAAACTTGCTTTGTTTGCTGTTAAATTTTGCGCAGCTCATTTTTAATAGCTTTCCGTCATTGTTAAATACACAATAGCCAACGCAAGAAGATGAAATGTCGAGTGATAATATCATAAGTTTTTTTTATAATAATAAAGAAAGCCTTGACAAAAATCAAGGCTTTAAATAAAACATTTATGATAATAAGGATTAAACGTCGATTTCTAAACTAAAGTTTATAATATCTGTATAACTTTTTTGTACTGGTTCGCTTGTTTTTGCAATAGCAATCAATTCGTTCTTAAGATTATAAAGACCTATTTCTGTTATATACAGAGGATCGTAATTGTTTGTATTGTTATTAAATTCTTGCGCATTTTTAACTAAGTCCCAACTTGGATTATTTGTAAAGAAAAATTCTGTTGGTAAAGCAATACAAACTACAGCAGTAATATAATTAATATTAATATCAACAAAATTTATAGTTGAGTTAGTATTAAAATATATATTATTTGTTCCAGACAATGAGTTTGCATTGTTTGTATATTCTTCAAATCCTTGATCCCATGGTATGTTATTAACAATTTTAGGGTGAGTCAAAATCATAAAGCCTTTATCTAAACAAGCAACTCCAACTGGGATATCATAATTATAACCCTGATTTGTATTTGTTGGGTATGTTGGTGTCACAGTAATTGCCTGGTTTTGTGCAGAAAAAGGTCTTTTATCTGTGTTCACATCACTTGCAGGAACCAAAATAGAATAAGGAACTGCTGCTGGTCTGCTTGAATAAACTGGAGTATTCCAAGTAGTATTTCCACTGTGAGAATTTCCTCCTCCTGTAGTTCCTGTGTAAGGAAGATTTATTTCGTCACAAAATAAAAATGCTAAATTATTTCCAAGAAAAGCATTAGTTTGTTTTTTCTGAAGTGTTGTATAAGTACTAGAAACAACTGTCTTTGAACTCATAGACATACCAGCTACTTGTGGTACTGTAAAAGTAATACTACGTCCATCAATGATTTCACTATAATATTCTCTTGGGATTGGTACAACCACAGCTTTATCAACATTTATTTGAAACGTTTCTGGATTGCTTAATGCTAATGTAGATCCGCTTGCCAATGCAGAATATGAAACAGGTAGATTAAAAGATACAAAATAATTTGTATTTTTTTCTGTCAGACTAGATCTATCGCAAAGAGAATATGTTAATCCGCTTCCTGCAGGAATAACTTTAAGAGCAGACGTTTCTTGTCTAGTGGATATTGTACTTGTTACTGGTTTATATATTTGAGTTGCCATATATTTTTATTTGAATTTTTATTATTTATTTTTAACAAATTTATTATCCAGCAAAAAATGATGGTCCAGACGCTACCACAGAAGATGATACTACGTTAGGACCAGCTGTTATCGCACTAGGCCCAAATGTTCCTTGGAATTTTATTTGAAAAGATATTGAATTGGCTGGTTTGTTAGTTAGATTACCATAATCAGTAAAAAATAAAATTCTTTCTCTAACGGTAAATGAATTGTTATTTACAAATTGTTGTCCGTTTGTTGGATTTGTATTAATCCAAGATCTTAATGCACTAAAATATCCAGAAGGAACTCCAGTTGTATAATCGTAAAACCCATCAACCATTTTATTATTAGCTACACAATAAGTAACATAAAGATTTTTACCATTTGGATTGGTTGGAAAATGTATTTTTAAATAAGGAGCGCCTTGAGCGCTAGAGGTTGTAAGTGCTATAACAGCTTTTGTACCTCCTGCAATCATAATAGGAGACACACCAGGAGATGTTGGTCCTGAAACAACATAACCTTCATCTAGCGGAACGTTATTATTGTTTGAATCAGTTGTGCCTAATATTATAGTGTTTTTAAATGCTATGTTTTGAGGCGGTGTGTTTTGTATTAAAATAGGACTTACAACAACTGGGCCTATAGCTTTTGCAGTCACTGTTGGGCCTGATGGACCTGACAATACAAGTGGGCCTGATGGACCTGACAATACAGTTGGCCCTGTTGGGTTTGATGAATAAACAGGCGGTGCAGGTGATGCCAAAAATGTAGGTGCCGCCTGAACAGTGTATGGGTTCGCCGCAAATGATTGTGAACTATATGTTGTTGTGAAAAAAGCCATGGTAATTTTTTTTTATTGTTATAAAATTTATATTAATATAATATTTTTTTATTATGCTGGTGGAATATCTGTTGCTTGATTAACAGGAAACGCAACATCAGTACTTATTGTTAATAAATTTGATATAAGGTTTGTGTTATATAAAGGATTTGCAAATGCTATTGCGTCAGCTTTGTAATAAGAAAGAGTGGTTTGTATGTAATCAGTAGTAGATTTTAAACAACCCTCAGACTTACCTGTAATATCAGGTACATCTCCAGATATCAATCTACTTGTTGTTTTGTAGTTTGTGTCTGGATCTCCTAATGAAAATGTTTTTATTTCAAACAAGTCATTACCGTTTGCGTCAAAACGAATATTGCCCTTATTAAACAAATAAGACCTTCCTTTTTCTGTTAGGTATGCTGTGGCATATATTGTTTGTGCTGATGCTATTTTTCCCATTTTATAACTTTTTTATAAATATTGCAATTTATTTTTTTTAAAAATCAATTTCTAACTGTATTGCTAAATAATTGTTTACATTTTTCGTAATAGGAACCGTTGGTTTACCTACAGCCACCACTTTACCTGAGGCATCTAAAATAGCTATTTCTGTTATATAGATATTTGTGTTATACACAGGGTCAAAACTTTGATTCAGTGTAGAATTGAATTGGTTATTTGGCAAAACAACAGTCAAAACAGTTTTAAACACTGTAGCCTTAATTCCTGTCTTAATATTACCATAATACATATATTCATCTCCATAGGTCAATAAGCTTGCATTCTGATTAAATCCGCTATATGCCCCTGTTAAAGAATATGTTGTACCACTATCGTAATCTTCTTGAGAAATTACATAGCTAAACCCTTGAAGTTGTAATGGGTCGATTGTTGATGAACCGCCACTATAAATACCATTACCTGCAACATTAGATATTAATCTCCAATTATCTGTTGGTATATTTCCAGGTTGATTGTATGGATATAAAGTTGTATCAACCTTATTAACCAATAATTGAACTTTGTTGGCGTTCCAACCTGTACCAGAATAAGTATCCATTCCAGTGTAGCTCCTCATGTAAGGAAATGCGTTTGATGGGAAGTTAACTCTTAAATATTGAGGATCCCCATTAATATCATTAACTCCGTCTATTTTATTATAATAAGTACAAGGAGATGAAACAGGGTAGCCATATGTAAGTCCAGATGCATAAACAGGTTCGCTTTCAGTTATGTATGTAACATAATAAGTATAGCCTGTTTGCATTATTCCAGTAGCGTCAACCGTTGATAATGGGAATTTTGGAACCACCGTACTGTCTAGTTCCACTTTTGGCAATGTATAGTTTCTGTTTGATTTGTATGTTAGGGCGGTTAACAACTCTTGATCTGTTATGATCATTATTTTTAACTTGTGATATACTCTGCCAACCACCAAACTGTTTGATGAATTGCCATCCCTTAAAGGCCTAAATGTCGTCTGAGCAGCATTATCAAATACGTCTGGACCATATGTATCAGTAAGAGTTAATCCCCAAGGAACAGCTTGCCCTGTGCTTGCAGGGTATCTATGCCACATTACATAAGGGATATCTAACTGAACAGTTCCTGGGAGTAATTCTTCTGCGTAAGTATTTCCTGTGAAATTATTTGTATAATGAATTATACCAAAGTTTTTTGTCTCAGAAGAAAACCCTAAATATTGTTTTGTGCCATTGTATTCTATAGAGCCATATGAAACATATCCGCTCATACTATTTGTGGTCCCAATTTCAGATGTCGTTCTGACAACATTCATGTTCCACACACTAACATCAACAGTCATTGCTGATCCGTAATATTCTTGTATTCCGTTGTATGGGTAGAAATAGGCGTTTACTTTTTGTGAAGATGTTGGAACTGTTGCTCCAAAATTTGGCAATGGCCTATCAAGAGAAACCATTGAGGTGCCTGTATTAGCAGATAAAACTCTATACCAAAGACAAACTGATGGATTGGCAGACATAACAACATTACCTGCGTATGTTGAGGCACTGTTTTGGACAGTTTCCCACATTACAAACATAAGTTCATCAGCACTTGGGAAGTGGGTACCGCCCGTCATCTTAATTGATGTTCCTCCGCCTGGAGTTTGTGCTGAATATGAAATAACTGAATATCCTAAAGATAGAGATTCTTTAATTCCCCAACCATTTGTAGCTCCTGTGAAAAATCCTGTAGATTGAGTCATTGCTGTAGCATATTGCGTAGCAGAACCAATTGATTGTAGATTTAGAGGTAGTGATCCATCATAATTTAATGATATGGATGGCTGATTGTCTTTTGGTGCTAACACCCTATTACAACAGGTTATGTCGTAATAATTAAGATTATCTATGCCATAATTTATTTCTCTATCAGAAACTACAGCTTTTGCAAAATTAAGCTGACCCAAAGATAGCTTTTTTCTTCCTTCGTCAGTCAATTTTATATTGATGTATGTAAATGGTTCTGGTTGTAGGTAGCCGCTCATTTTGTATTTTTATAATAAATATTGAACAAAAAATATTCTAAATGGATATTAAAATAAATAGTTTTTGAATTAAATTGGATATTAATTTTACATTTGAATTCTTTTTTGGTAATATTTATAAAAAATAATTACAAGTGGCTGTAAATAACCTAAATTCACCAAGTACTGCAACAACTCTTTCTGTCTTTTCAAGGCCAGGGGAAGATATTAGGCTAATTAACACCAATTCTGACTCAATATTTACTTTTGGAGACTTTAAGATTTATCAACCAAACTTAACCGAATCTTTAACTTCAGACACATTAAGTCTGAGCTTTGACTCTTTTTCTACATTAGATACGTTAAAGACAGCAGATTTTAAGCCACCTCAATCTTATACGGTAGCCCCAAATGAATTAAATTTAAAGCCTCAAGATCCATTTTCTTATGCGTATTTTGGTTCTTTATATACAGCTACGGCAAATGCGATTAATAACATAATTTCAACTTTCCCATATGCAATTTTATCTTATGACTATGGCACAGGAGACACTATATATGATTATTCAACTACATTCAATAATATAACAGGAGTTAAGACATCAACTTTTAAAATACCGTATTCAACACTTAAAAACCAAGGTAATGTTATAGTAAATTCTTCATCCACAATGGACAATCTTAGTCTAGCAAGTGATTTTGGAGAATTCGCTGTGCAAATGAGCGCTCAAACCTCTACTAAGGTGGGGGCACATAAAATTATAGGATATAATTTTTCAGCAGGAGTTAACTCATATTTAGAAATTACAATAGATGCTCACTTAGAGTACATGTCTGCGAGCACATCCAGTCTTCCTGTTTATGTAAGACCTACAGAACAAAGATTTGCTGAATATAAACAACACTTAAGTGAGTTAGAATATAATTTACTTTTTGGATTTAAGTTTGATGTTATTGATGTTATGGATGACATAACAACAACAGAAGAATATATTATATGGCCAAGAATCATAGACGGATTTAATCCTGATACTTTTGGAAGTAGTTATGATCAGTTTTCATCATCTATATTAAAAACAGCAACAAATACTGATGATGCAAAAACAAATATTTTAATAAAAACTGTTATACCAGAAAATTATTTAGAATTAGATTCTTCTGGGCAAATATATGCATCTCTTGTTCAGTCTTATGCCAAAGAGTTTGACGAGATAAAAAGATACATTGATGGTATAGCTTATGCTCACACTGTCACATATAACAGAGAAGAAAATGTGCCTGATAAATTTTTAAAAAAATTAAGTAATTTGTTGGGATGGAAATTGACTGATAAATTTAATGAAGTAGATTTGTTTGAATATCTAGCTGGAGACGCTGATGGTCAAGGGAACTCGTACTCATATTACAACTTAGAAATTTGGAGAAGAATATTAGCCAATATAAATTGGCTATATAAAAAGAAAGGCACAAGAGATGCACTTCAATTTATGTTTAAATTATTAGGTGCTCCAGAGTGTCTTTTGGATTTAGAAGAGTTTGTTTATAAAATAAATCAAGTTGCAAATAATGCTGCAGCTGATACTATTTCTACAGATAAAATAAACGATCTTGGATATGTTGATTATAACGCTTCAATATATGCATTTCAAGAAGGTGGTAATGGAAGAGGAACAGGACAATCATACATAAATCAGTGGAGGCCAGAATTTAACCCTATTAAAGAAGTTGACAATATAAAAGTTTGGGTTGCATATTCTAGTGAAACAAATCCAAGCGTGTTTAACACACAAGACACTTTAAATACAAAAGAAGTTTGTATGACACTTGATCCTGCTGGGGCTATAGAGTGTGATGTATTTGCTTTTTATAAAGAGAGTGGTACTTGTTGGATGTGGGGAAGTTATATTCCTCCTTTTAGTTCCAATACAGTGCCTTTTGAATATTTGGTTGAAAATTGTGATGATGTTCAACCAGAAAACATACAGAATATGACCATTGGT